AGTGTATCCAATTTTTCATCTGATAAACTCAATGTTTTTTCTAAATAGTCAGACATGTGCTTAAGTTGGGTGACAACCATTCGACCTGCTTCGTATTCGGTTGCTTCAGCAATATCTGCCTCTAATTGACTGATATTAGTTTGCGCCTCCAAAGCGTCCTTATGAGCTCGCATACTCTGCTTAACTTCATATACCTTATCGCTCCCCAACGGTGGTAATTGAATCTTTAGTTGTGCCATATTCATACTCTCCTTAATTTATGGAACGGGCATTTCACCCTATCGGCATTTGTGCATACTGGCCTTATGAACTATTTAAGATTACTTAGTAGTCGCCTTGACGGTAGATGGAATGTCCAATCCAAATACTTCGGCAAACATCTTATCCTTATTAAAGTTCTTATCCCCTCCGTCGTATACTTTCATTCCATGGGCCCAATCATCTGAGAACGGCTTTAATGATGAATACGTAAATACATCATCCGCAACCGTTTCAGCCGTTTCATTAGTTGCAATATTCTTATTTGTTTCAATCAACTCACCGTTTTGGAAAGCATAATACAGAGAAGTTCCCGTCGTTAACCCTTCTGTTTCTACAATCAACGCAACGTGAGCATCTTCTGAACCCTTAGAATATCCTCCGTTTTCATCCTTTTCCCAACCAAGCAATGTCATTTTTGCTTCAAATGGCATATTCAAAAATTCCAGAGCTACTTCTGGGTATGAATTTGCATTGACAGTATATTGCAAACCGTTATCACCATACTTAGGCGTTCCCTTTGATCCAATATTTTGAACGTTAGCCATCTTTGTCCCATAATCATCCTTGGCCTTGCTGGAATGGTAAATACCGTCAGGCCCCAGTTCCGTAGCCTTAATCCCCTTACCAGCGCCGTCCTTAATCCCCATATATGTGTGCTTCAATCCCTTTGTTGCCATGTTAATTCTCCTTTTTGTATATAAAAAAGGACTAGACAATTTCGTCTAATCCTTTGGTTCGTGTAACTGTTATATTTTTTATTACCTGTTTTGTATCTGGATCAATATAATGTGCCTGACTCGATTGAACATTCATCCCCGAAGCAATTAGTGCTTTTTGAAGTTCTACTTCCAATACAATTCGAGGCATCGGCAAATCATACTCATTACCATAAAACATCGCAATAGATGTACTTTCATCGTAGCGATGGAACGTTCCGTCTGAGTATCCCGAAGGGCTACTTTGTTCCTCTTCCAACAGTACTTCTAAGATATTCGGATTCGGCACAACTTCGCTTGGAATTAAAGATAAATAAATCTCATGTTCAATAGACAAGTTCAAAAAAACTTGCGCCACAACTTCCTGAACTTCGTCAATCATTTCATAACTCCTGCTTTTTCAAGATAAACTTTATTCATTGCTTCCAACATGTCTCGATTAACTTGATTGTTTTTTTGAACATCACGAATAAAGTGATCTGCACGAATAGCGACTTGTCCACCTTTCGATGTTCGATAATTAGTCTTACGTCCTTTTTTACGAGACCCAGGTACGGTTTTAATCAAAGGCACTCGGGTACCATTCTCGATAAAATTAGCAATGTATGCGGTCTCGTGTCCCCAACCAACTGTGTAAGAGCCTTTTCTCTCTCCAGACCGGTTTCCAACTTTGATGCCGATATTTTCAGCCAAGTGTGGACTTTTATTAGTTTTAATAAACCGAAAATGTCGCTGGCGAGTCACTCGCGTTAGTTCCTTCTCGTACACTTTAGCGCCCGCCTTAGAAATTTCTTCTTTATCTGCAAGAGATAAATTAGCTAACCCTTCTAATTTTGTGGCAAAAGCGTCTAATTCTTCAGAAAAGTCAGACAAGATTATTTACCAACCTTTCGTAACATAATGATATCAAATGACTCATATGTGCCTGTTTCATCAGAATCAATCTCCACGACATCATAAATAACTTTATCAATCTGTACCTTTAATACATCATTCATCTGTGTGGTATGCCGTACGTAGATAGCTCGTGTACCTTCGTACTTGGTCCCTTCTATCTCAACCTTCATTTTCAAAGTGCGTCTGACAGGGGCGTAAAACAAGCTGAACGACTCAACAAACTCGTCACGATAAGCGCCAGAATTCTTATTACGAACAGACTTCACGACTCCAAATAATGCTCGTCCTTTGAAGTCTGTTCGATTCAACTTTCTTGTCATGTTATTGGCCTCGACTAAAATATGAGTAATCTGATTTTAATTGTAACAACATCGATTGCACACCATATGGAACAACTTGGTCACCCTTGCTCAATACGCCAGAATGAATGCCATAAAAATGCGCAGTCAACATCATAACTAGCATGTTGAACGATTCAACATCCCAATCATCTACTAACGACTTCAAATACTCGTCTAGGTCATCTCCGACCGAATTTTTGATATATCCATATGCTGCATTAATGTTCATCTTAATGTCATGATCATCCATATCGCCGTCCACCCGAAGATAATTCTTTACGCGTTCAAAATTATCTGCGGTAATTAGTTTCATAATTAATCCTTGTTTACAGGTGCCTTTGTCCCTGACTTAGCAGTCGTAGCCCCTGAACCTTCCGCAATACGGAAAGCAGATGACAACTTAATTTGGTGATCCATCCATGCAGTCACAACGAATGAATTCATACCAGTCTTAATGTTCTTATCCATTTCATATAGGGCGTTCATATCATAATTGAAGTGTGAGTATGAAAAATCACCTACGATAGGTGTCGTTGCAGCATCTGTAAATGTAACAGGCTTCCCCAAGATTTGTTCTGGTTGCGCAGCATATAAGTCCTTAGAGCCATTAGCAAGCACTTCGATAATATCCATGTAATCTGCGTATGACATAACGATACGAGAGTTCTCACGGTAGTCTTCATGCAAATCAGCGATAGCCTTCTTGATTGCAGTGTACAGGTCGTCACCCTTCACTCGCTTAATATCAGTCTTCTTTGAATAGAATGACATATGTTCTTCACCAGCCTTAGGTGTGTCAGCAAACGCAACCTTCTTTTCTTTTGCAGCAACACCTGACTTTAAGTAATTTTCAACCGTTTGAACTAGATTAGTATTAGTTCCCAACAAAATTGTTTCAGAAATATCTGCAAAAACCTTGAACTTATGACGTCCAAATTCAACTGTTTCAGGCTTTGACTTCACTTCCTTAGCCGTTGCCATATCTGAGATGAAATCATCATCGTCTAATGTAAATGAAATTCGTGGCAGTTCAAGATTAGTAATATTTGTTACTGCTGAAATATCACGCAATGGATTTTTAGCAATGGGTTCCGTAATCAATTCATTGGCCAATGTTGATGGCAAGAACTTTCCACCTCCGGTCACGTCAGTATCTCCCAATGCTTGACGGACATCAGCTGGCACAGATTCCTTTGCCATTGTTTTACGAATCAATGATGCCTTAGCGTCAATAGTCTTTTGTTGCGGATCCTCACTATCTGTAAACTTTTGCTTTTCAAGACGCGCCTTTTGTTCTGCTTCAACCTTTACGCGTTCGGATTCCAAAATATCAAATCGCTTTTCAAGAGACGTCTTTTCGTCTTCCTTTTGCTTCAACTTTCCCATGTCTGGGTTCGCTGATGTTGCCATTTCCATGATTTCATCTGAAACCTTTGTGATTTGTTCTCCGATGTTTGCCACACCTTGTTGTAGTTCCAAAATTGTCTTAGCCATTGTAAATTTCCTCTACTTTCATTTCTGTATATTTTTTATCGTTACTTGTCTTCTTCACTAGTTGTTCCAAATATTCAACTGTCGGTGCTTGTTGTTTCTCCAAGAATAGCTTTTCAGGTGCATGTTGATATTTCTCTAAAAACTTTGTATCGGCAGTCGCTACAGACTTATTTTCACCTTCCACGACATCACATAAGCCTATTTCATATGCCTCATTTGCGGATAACCAAGTTTCGTTATCCATAATTTCAACAATTCTTTCTTCTGTGAGTTTATCTCCCGACTTAGATAGGTACGTGATCACTGAAGATTGTGCTACAGCATCTAAATCATCCGCTTGCTTACGTAATTCGTTCGCATTACCCATAGTCATGACAAACGGATTATGAATCATCAACATGGAATTAGCTGGCATAATAACCTCATCAGCGCTAGCCACAATTACACTGGCGATAGATGCTGCCAATGCATCAACGTGCGCAATTACCCTAGCTGAATGATGTTTCAACATATTACCAATTGCAATACCTTCAAACACACTTCCGCCTGGACTATTCACATGAAGATGAATTTCATTGGGTGTTCCTAGATTGTCTAATTCTTGCTTAAAACTGAGCGCAGTTGTGTCTGCATCATCCCATTTGTACGAAACGATTTCGCCATAAATGAAAATGTCTGCTACATCATTTTTCTGCTTCATTTCCCAAAACTTCTTCATCTTTCTTCTCCTTTCTGTTTTTTGCTCGTTGCGATGAATCATCAGACATCGTGTACATATCTCCTGAAATCCATAATTCATTAGCCTTACCACCCATCGGTGGCAAATCTTCTAAACGACGTATGTCATCAGGGGTCATATACCCATCACGAATAGCTCCGTGATAGAACGTTTGACGTGCCTGTGTATCTCCCCGCAACAAGCTGTTTAAGTTGAATTTATAATAAAAGCCCTCAACACGTTGATTTTGTGTTAAGAGCTTCTTGTTAAATTCACGTTCGTATTGTCGCACAATCGGCGTTAAAGTTGTTGTAACAAACAACTGCATCAAATGTTCATTTGACTTTACATTAGCGGTGTCTGAATTCAAAAAAACAGACGGAATATTAAAAACATTAGCCACACGCGCACGCATAACTTCATCAGATATTTTCATATCTCCAGCTACAAAATCACGCTTTAATTCCTTAATTTCTACACCAGATTCTTCGAATAACACTCCCCCATTGTCTTTGTAGAATTGTCTAAAGTCTTCTACTACCGCCTGTTTCTTTTCCACACTAACATTTGCGCCATAGCTCAAAATAAACGAATTACGTAATGATTCCATTTCTTTTAGTGAAAAATTACGCATTGTATCATCAAATTGAATAGCATTGTTCAAAACTGAAATAGGGCTAATACCTGATAAATTACCATTCTCACTGATGTGTTGGACGTGAATTAAGTCGGTATTATGCACAAAATATGCTCCTCCGTCATCTCCTGAAATTCGATACCAGAGTTCCCGAGAATTTCGTTCTAGCATCGGTGTAACTTTATCAGGATTTAAGACGTTAATACTCTCAATAGAGGCCCTGATACCACGTTCTATTAATCCATAACCATTTCCATGAGTATTCTTACTAACTTCAAGAGCGTTAATTAATTGATCCATGGATTGATTACTATTTGCGTTATAAAACAACTTATCCCATTCTAGTGTGCTTTGCACATCATATTCTTTGTACAATTTCAGCGGTAAACTCGACACGGTATTACTCAATCTAGACACTACTGAAAAAACATACTCATTCTTTGACAAAGAACTATTCGTTGCCCCAAATAGTGAACCTCCCCAATCATAGGCATGGTTTGATGCTTGTTTATCAACTTGAACTTTTTGACTGAAGAAGATATTCTTCAACGATTGATATATTCCCATAGTTAACCTCCTTTCTACAAATCTCTCATACTTATGAATCCAACTGTTGCATTTGTCTCTGACGCAACACTTAACATTTGCACCACAGTTGTATGTGCATTTAATACTGCAGCAAATCCATCTATCTTACGGTTGCGGGACTGCTTTGTTGGCATCCAATTATTATTTCTGTCGGTCACTAATTTAACATTCCCCAAATACCATCGGAATATCTTTGAATTGTTAAATATCACGTTTCCATCCAGCATTAATTCCTTAAAATTCTGCATAGGCCCACCCAATGACAAGAATCCTTGTCGTGTCTTTTCCGTGACAAACCCATAATTAATCAAAGCGTCATTTAATCGAATTGCCTTAGCTGGGTCATAATTAATCTGAACGATATTAAACCGTTCAGATTGTTCTAAAAACCAATCAAATACGTATTCATGATTAACATACTCCCCAGGAATAACTTCCAACTCTCCTGTATTAATCCATTGATCTAATCTTTGTTGATTATTGTCTCGGTCGTATCTTGATTGAGGTATCCAACTTTTTGTCTTGATATAGACACGCCCATCATCAAGGGGAAATTCTAACGCGGCCGCTGTAAAATCTTCCGTTTCTGATAAATCAAAACCACCTACCGCTTGCTTACCTATCAATTCTTCTTCATCTATTTCAGATGCATTATGATTGATAGTTGGCATATCCACAAATGATAATTCATCAATATCACTGAACAAATTAAATTGCTTTGTCATCCAATCTGCACGTTCAGAGGGACTTTTACTTTCACTCTTCCAGTCAGTTACTAAATCAACAAAACTCATCAGCCCAATATTTGGATTAGCCTTTATCCAATTTCGTGGATCATCAGCTTCTTTTGCTGCATCGAGCTTAGCCAAAAAATAAAATGTCCTTTCGTCAATACGCTCGTCGTAATTCTGCAAAGCTTCACGTCCAGCATCATAATATTGCATTAATGGACCGTCTAATACATAACCCGCTGTTGTGATATATACAACTAACGGCTGCTTTCGAGTTCCACGAGACTTCTTGATAACATTGATTAGTTTGAAATCTTTGAATTCGTGGATTTCGTCAAATACGGCGAAATGCGTATTTAACCCGTCCAGTTTCTTACTGTCCGATGCTCGGGCTTCCATTTTTGAGAAGGTTGCAGTGTCTTTTATCGTCCAACTTCCAGTTTTATACTTCCTATCAAGCCGTGGCGATACCTTAACCATTTCTTTCGTTTTGTCGAATAAGATAGATGCTTGTTCTTTTGAATTTGCTAATACATAGACATTTGCCCCTTGTTCATGGTCATAACCCAGCATATAGCTAGATAATCCACTAATCAACGAGGTCTTTCCGTTCTTTCGACCAACAAACACAATCCCTTCACGAAAGCGCCTGATCCCTGTATCTCGATGAACCCAACCAAACAGTGAACCAATTACGAAATGTTGCCATGGCTGCAGAACAAATCGTCCATGTTCCCCCTCTGTAGGCTTACAATTTTCTTCAATAAATCTAACCGGACGGTAACCTAATTCTGAATTGAATACCCATGGGAAATCCTCCTCTTCCTGCCTATCTAAATCATTTAAATGGCGCTGTGCCGCTAATATATTTTCTTTACTTGCAGGAATATCATTATCAATTAATCGCTCAGCATACCAAGTGGTTAATAATTCCGGATACGGGTCTACCAAAATTCCGCCCCATCCTATTTGTTCATTACGATAGTCTTTCCACCACTTTTCTAATTCTGAATAAGAAAAATCCGTTAATTCCATTCTTCTTCTTCCTTATCCTGTTTCACAATACTTGCTACCAGCTTGGCTCGTGATGATGGAGATAATCCTAAATCACTCCCCATTGCTCGCACTTGTTTAGCTGCCTTATCCATAGCTCCATATGCATTACCTGGCTTACCATCTGTTTCCAATTCCTTCTTAACGTATTTTCGTAACTCAACATACTGTTGTAATGCATCACAGTACATGGCCAATGCATTCGAATCTGTGTTAGACAATATTTCAGAACTGGATAAGTCTTTCTTAAGAGTATTGAATACTCGGCGAGCCATGGACCCTACTTCCAACCATTCAGGCGCGTCTATATTAGTAGCATCACCACGTAACTTATCTTCTAGTTCACTTTGTTCTTTTAGCCTCTGCGTATTCCTATGATTGGGATTACCACCTACAAGTTGCAACTTGGCAGGCAAATCTTTTTGTCCCATAGTGCCCCACCTCCTCTCAAAAAGTCGAAATAAATAGAAAAAAACCTACTTTTTTCTGAAAAAAATAGGCCTTTTTTTAAGATGTAAAAAACAATAAAACAGCTATGTATCAGGCTTTAAAAGGCCTTATCCACTCCAAAATACCAAAAAACTGAAAAGCGGGTTTTTTTAAAAAGAAGGAGGGCTCCGGTACGCAAGCACATTTAAATCTCAAAAAAATTATAGGGGGGGTTAAAATTTCACAACATCATCTCGCACAAGTTTCTTTTTGCTCCCCATTTTTTCTGGATGCGCCTTATTGTGGTGCTCTCTGCAAATCGTCTCAAGATTATCCAACTCATAAAATAACGTGACATCATCTCGAGCATGTTGTTTATGATGTACTGTATCTCCTTGTTTATAAACAGATCTAGACAGACACACTTGGCACAAACCTTTGTCTCTTTCTAAAGCCATTCGTCTAATTCTTTCCCAGCTTTTCGTATGATACAACCGATCAATGTCATCACGTCTAGGCATAGCTACTCCTTTCTTTTTACACAAAAAAAGAGCAACGAAATTAATCGCTACTCTTAAATAGTCTCTATTACTCTTCATTACTATCTACTACTCTTAAATAAACCTGTGCGTATGCACTCCTTCGCTTACCTAATTATCGAACAATATCATAATAACCCGATTACCCCGTCTTACGGTTGAACATTTGCCGAATGTTACCCGAACGTTTTAATGTAATTTGAAAATAATCAAACGCGTCATCCACCAAGTTTAATATTATAATCAATTAAGTTGTAAATATACATTTAGTGGTCCATACTGAGCATAGAACAGAAAACTCAATCTTTATATCTAACGTATAATGTTGAACTCCTTAAACCCATTTCTGTTCTCTCAGAGCCTTTTGATGATACCATCTAAGGCTCTTTGTTTTTACGTAATAATTTTTTGATTGCCATTTCTATCTGTTAATATATTTTCGTTTGAATGCGCCATAAGATATTACCTCGACCACATCATTTCGACTTAAAGGAGCTACTACTTCGTGTTCATCGTATTTGGAAAAGACATCTGATATATCTACCGCTTTAACGGAAGAAAGAACTATTACATTCCCTACAAGCCCTTTCTGTTTAAAATAAGAACTCACGATAACAGTTGGATCATTTGTAAATGACACCCAATGATTATCAAACTCTATTTCAGCTAAATCGTTCTGATGCACACGGTATAATGTTGTTCCTTGTTCGACATAAGCTGAACTCCAACCGTAAATATTATCTTGTGTTAGATGATATAACTGTTCCCAATAAAAATCTGTCTCTCTGAGATTTTTTCTTCTTTTTCTACCTATCGGATGTTCTCGCCATAACATTATTAATGCCAGAAACTCATTGATCGCCATGTATATCTCTTTTCGATGTTCTAAACATCATTCAATCGCTACATTTTTAGCTACATCATCACTATATACCTAAGGTATTACAATTTAGAATCATCTAGATAACAATAACAATCAATACTTCAAACTAAGAAAAAATATTCTCCCAAAACGCTAATCTAGCAATGTTCACATCCTTTCTAGCATCTATCACTAGGAATCGTTCATTGTAATGTTAGCCAATAAAGTACATACTGCAGTTAGGGCATTGGTTGGTTTCCCGCTTTAATCGGTAACGCGTTACCAGCCAATGGCCACGGTCCTTTGTAAGATCAAATTAGAGTGCTAATAACCACCCTATTCTTGTTAATGTGTCGTATAAATAAACATGCGATAGAACACACGCTCGTTTGCAGCTCTCGCCATTAACAGATTGTTCTTACATTGGACCTTTTTACATGCTCTTACATCATATAGTTTCAATAGTTATTATGGTGTAAGATGTGCCGATAACAGAGCCCATTCTATATTTCTGTAAGTACACACTTTATTTGTCTGCTATATTAAATTACATTATTTCTGTCCCATCATGAATGGATTCTGTTATCTATCGATTTACCCCAAAACACACTTGCGTTTAATTATTAGGTCATAAAAGTAATTTCCACGATTATTTACTTCACCTTATAATTTTACTCAAATATTGTTTTGGGGCTTTTTTATTGGCTACTCATGTAAGCTATGCTTGTAATTCAGTAAACATAAGCACATACTCGACAATACAAGGAGCGAAAGAATCATAATACATGTATAGTACGGTGGCAGTATTTCTTACCTCATTCAGAGGTACTCCTTTAATTTTCTTTCGTTCCTTGGGAGCTCTGGATAACTATGTGCGTGACATATAGGTCAGGGCTTTTTGTATGTATAAAAAATTAAAAAAGCACTCGAAGTTAATCGAGTGCTCTTCAATAATCTTAACGTCGTTTAATGTGATGTCATTTTAATTCCGACAATTCCAATAGCAAGCAATGCAACGAATAACCATGTAATTCCATTAATCTTGTCCTGAAACAAAAATAATCCTACGAATATTGATCCAATTACACCAATTCCAGTCCATATTGGATACGCCACACTTAACTGAATATTCTTTAATGCTAGTGACAAAAACCCGAAACTTACAATCATTCCGAAAATCGTAACAATGCTCCATGTCATATTAGAAAAGCCATGACTCAACTTCAACGTTGTGGCCCACACTACTTCAAATACTCCTGCTACCAATAAATACAACCATGCCATAATAAAATCCTCCTAAAAAACAAAAAAATAGGCGTACCCACTTCTTCTAATGACCTGCTGAAGTGAACACCCTATTTGGTGAAAATATGTTCCCGGTAGAACGTTTAAATTGTATTTATATCCTAGCACACCATTCTAATTATTGCTATATCCCATAACCAAAACTTTTACATAAATAAAAAAGCACCCAACTTATAATTGGATGCCTTCTTCTCAGTACTAGGGATACTGAGCGTGTGATTATGCTACATTACTTGTTTCTCCCAAAAAACACGTAAACATATATCCCAACTTTTAACATACAAAAGTAGGATAACCACAATTATACAGTATTTTTTAAATTTGTCACAGAAAACTAAAAAACCGTGAATTATCAACTTTTTTAGTCGGTAACTCACGGTTTTTTCTAGTTTTCGTCATTAATTTCGATTGTCATTTTTTCACGCAATCTTTCTTCAGTTAGAAGATGAATTGGTAACAAAACAGGAGGATAACTATCCATTGGCATAGATGTCAATGATGCAACTGCCATTTGAATTAATGGTAGCAATTGATATGCTGCGCTGACACTATTTTTATCCGTAATTTTTTCACTAAAAGTAGCCATCATGGTTATATCAAAACCTATAGGAACACCTTCAGAATCCTGAGATACCTTAAGTTCAACTAATTGCGTATCAGAATCTCGGGCTTTCATAGCTGTCATTGCGAATAAAGGATTTAAGTAGATTTCTTTATTGTCCGTCTCAACGTCAAAAGAATAATTTTTTCTATAAACAATCTCGTCTAGCCAAACACGTTCTATTCTTAAAACCATATTTTATTATCTCCCATACCAGCAAGCGACAATTCTTTCACTTCTGTATTTTTAACTCCGCGTGTTGAATAAAACTTACCTGCTTGTGTTTTAGGCACCACGCTTTTTCGTTTTGCAGCCCATAGACGGGCTATTTTTTTAATAAAATTTTGTTCTTTATTTTGGCCATACGTAAACTCTACTGATCTAGTTGTTGCAGCTGTACCTAATGAGTCGAATGTAACGTTAATGATTGGAGCCACATAGCCACTCTCATCCGAAGTCACTTTTCTAAGTGTATCTGCCTTAACCTCCAACTGAATGTCCTTAATCATACGGCCCAGTTGGGAAATTTCTTCATATTGACTTTCTTCATTATGTGAAATGAAAAAGTTTTTATATTCATTGTCATGTTGGTCTAACCATTTCAATAGCCTGAGAACCTTGTACTTCTCGCTATCAAAGAATCCAGAACTCAACAATACAACCGAATTTTCAAATTCATGAGGGCATCCTTGCAATGAATATTTTTCAATCACTCCTAATTGTAAAACTGTACCTCGATTTTGTAACACATCAGTATCATAGTCAGATAGATAGTTAAATTTATTTCTAAAAGCAATTGCATTTTCCATATCTCTAACACCTCTCATTCCTAATATTTAATTTCTTCGTTGAGATATTTAAACATTGGCTCTTTATTACGCCATAATGTTGAAACACCAAAAAATTCAGCTCTTATATCAGCAACATTATCAATTTTTCTATCAGTATCCTGATTTTTATCCCCTTGAAAACTACTTGACTTGTAGTTTTCTGAATCTGCAATGTAGATTCCCTTATTAAACTCTTGAAGTGAGTCTAACAAAAAGAAGAAAGCTCGTACAGCGCTAGAAACATTAGGATCATCTGGAGTTGTTCGTAACTCGTAAATATTTCCATTACGATTCATTTTCTTAACATATCGAACAGCCACCGGACCCACGCCATCCAAAAGGAATGTAGCATCTTTGCCATCTCCGACTGGGAGTGTTTTCAAAATTAATAGAGGCAGTCTAGACATTTGTTGTAATACTTTCTGCAACATAATTTTATCGGTTTTCCCCAAACCTTTCAAAGTCAATAAAGACGTAATCGGCAAACAACTTGTTACACTTACAGGATCCAACATATGAGAACTTTCTACAGCGGAAGGAAGTATATTTGGAATTTGATACATGCTATTTTTCACTGTTATACATCTCCCGCCCACATATTTGATGTCATCAAGACATAAAAATCCACTTCATATGAATAACTTATTATTGTCAATGCTTAATTAAAAATATACCTCATATTGTTATAATTGTCTACTATGGCGACATTTCCCTTATTTATTCACACGCAAATCATCTGTTGCATAAAACGATTCTGCAAAGTACATAAACGCTCGTTCTACACGTTTCTGACCTACCCGTTCACTGATATACATACGTTCTTCAATCGCTCGCCAACTCAAACAGTCAAAGTATCTCAACTTCAACATTGTGCGGTAAGGTTCAGGCATATGCTCACACGCTGCTTTAATGTTCGTGATGATATTCTTTGCCCAAATTGCATCTGTAAACTTCTTATCATTTCCATTCCCGTCTGGACTGCTTGACGGCATATCTGAAATTGTCGGCGATCCAAGAGAGACACGAGCCATGTTCTCTAATCTAGGTAACTCTTTTTCAAATAAATAGCGGACATTATCCACTGTTTTACGCTTATCTAGTTCTGGTAACAAAGCCATACACTCAACACCCCCTAAATCTTACACAGTTAACTCACAATCAATTTAAAACACAATTACATATAAATGCCTTATTAGTTATCAAAAACGCTTATAACGCCGTTTAAGACACAAAAAGACGCCAACCCGATTTCGTATCGATTGACGTCTTTTATTTCGTTGTTTATTTAACTGGTCGCACGGTCGCAACACAGTTTTCTAATCTGCCGTCCCCATGTTCATTCAAGAACTCAGCCAGCTTATCAGCTCGCTTTTTATTATACCCCATATACACTTGCTTATCACGTCCTAAAAGCTTCCACTTCGTATATGGTAACGGGTCGATTAAATCATATTTGCTTCGAGCATAAATGACACGTTCCGTTTTCCCATATTTGGTTCCTTTCAGACGGACAATGTACTTATCTGTCATTCATTACCACCATTTACTTTTTTAAACGCTCTGCGAAACGCTGAACTTAATTTTTGCATAGCGTCTGGAATAGAAGATGAAGACGCTCCTAGCAAGTCCCCCATTCTGTTTAGAGCGTATCGCTCTCGTTCTTCTGGCGTACGCAATCTAGCTACTCGCCTATGTCGGTTATTTGCCATACTTGTACCCCCACTTAAGAACCTCAACGGTCCAATACGTAAACAGCACCATAAACAATAGATGCATACCCTCTCGACTGTATTCCCAGAACGTAATAGGTAATCCGTTTTCGATGATGTAACGGGCAAATTCAGCACCGTTCATCAATACAATCATCATCAGTAGCCAACCTGCTAACAACGACGTAAGACATGCCAGGTTTGACTTTAAAATTTTATTCATGGTTGTTTCTCCTACATAACGAGCGACTTATCAATTTCAGCTAACACGAGTGCCGTACTTGATGTGTCATACTTGTAAATTTCTGTTTCATCAAATCCAATACCAACCAAGAACTCGACACGTTTTTTAGATGAACTCAAGGCATTCAAGTTTCCGCTGATTTTAGCAAACTCATTGTCGATACTGTCGATTTTCTTACGTAATGCGATCACTTCATCAGAAGCTTGATAGGCATCTTCAAGTGTCGCAAGTGCTTTTTCTAACGCTTCATCAACTGACCAAGTATCGTTAAAAGATACGCCTGTATAAAGACTAGTAAATAGGGTTTCACGCTCATAATCATTAAGTGGCGAGTATCCATACTTTTCACGAACACTAATCTTCCACTTTTTACTATCTGCCATTAACTTAAGAGACTCTCTGATACGTTCTTTAATACCGATTTCTTCTGCCCATTCTTCAGCAAACTTTCGCATTTCGATATTAATTTTTTCGTTCAAAGGTGATAACTTTTCCAGTTTCTTATCTTTAATAAAATCGTTAAAGTCTTGTTTTTTCATAATTAATTACCACACAATCCGTTAATCAAAATAGCTCGACGATTAATAATTGCTGTTAAAGTCATCTTCATCGTCTCTAGTTGATGATCTTGCCATCCCGCCATAATTCCTGTGTCATTTCCAGACATAACATGTGCTTCCAATCGATTAATCTTCACTGATAATTCATTCGCTTCTTGGTCTAGTTCCTTTAATAAATCGTGCTTCTTAGTATTCGTCATGTTTTTTCTCCTACGCTTTCCATATTTCAATTCGCAAACTGCGAGTAAAGTGTGTCATTTTTTGTGCTGTTAACTTCGTGATTTGTGCATCATCAAATTCCAACGCTTCTTGCATCGCATCCAACGTCGGCTTAATCATGTTGTCCAAGTCTTTCGTTGATCGCTTCAATTGATTGACGTTCGTTTGATAAAAAATCAGGTTAACCGCCAATTCATCTTCAGTGGAAATTTGAATACCCAACGTTTCACCTTTATATTCCAACTTATTCATATCTTCCAAGCCGTGGTATTGAGATAGTCCTTCCGCATCTTCATCAAAGTGTTCTCCTACATTCAGCACATTTAGATGTTGAATTAATTCATTCTTGTATTTTCGATAAGTGTCGCCACGATATACAACGTTCGTTCTCGTGTTGTGTTGTAAATCGTTACCACTTCCGAAATCATTTTGAAGCTCAATTAGTGCTTCAAAGATTTTTCCAGCCATTGTTGCTCCTTTTTGCGTGACGCTTTGTGACGCTTTGTGACGCAAGGGCGTTACGGTTAAACGCTGTCATACCAACGGTTGTGACGGAAGTGACGGTTGTAGGGGTGCCTATTCTTATATATATTCTTTTTTTCTTTATTTAATTATTATTAAGTAAAAAAGTAATAAAAAGCGTCACAACCATCACATCGCACTCATACCAACGCTTGAAACCGTCGCAGTATTCGTCACACTAACCGTCACAAACCGTCACATTATTTGATAAAGTAATATTTTCCGTCTCTTCGCTTATCGCCAACGTATCGTTCCGCCATTTTTTTACCAAATGCTTGCTGACTCATCGGACGTTCGTTCTCACCCAAATTCAAACTGTTGTAATAATCGCTGTACTCGCCATATAATTCGCTGGCCTTTCGCTCGCCGTTATACGCCGGGTCTGACAAATATTTATTTACCCATTGCGTAAACGGATCAAGCGCCACAATGTCATCAACGATATTATCTTCAATCGTCCAGTTATGTTTAACGGCTTCTTGGTATTGCTCGATTGCATATGTGGCTAACATCGGGATTTCTTGTTGCAGCTTATATTCTGGAAATAATTGATCACGTCTAGCTTTTTCTTCAGGCTTACCGTCAACCACTGGTGCAACTGTCTTAATAATGTGCAAGCGTCGCTTGATAGCCCCACTATCGTTAAACGTTGGCATTTCATTAACGTTCACAATCATCTTTGCAGTAATGCGATAATCTGTTCCGTCAATACCTTTTCGTTCAACTGGTGACCAACCACCACCGGTAATTGACTTAAACGTGTCATCTTCTTTAAAACGTACTCGACTAGCGTCATCGTCAATCATTAAAGACTTCCCAACGAATCGAGCTGTTTCAAATCGGGCATTGTTCCCTTGCAAGTTTTTCAACTTAAATGCACCGATACGGTCATTACCAAACATCGCCCCAGTAATCTTAGTCACGAAATAGGTCTTACCCGTTCCACCGATTGGGTCAAGCAAGAACAAAGCCCCTTGTTTCCAACTCATGTTGGCTTGGAACGCATAGCCTAGCCACGCCCACAAATACTTTGCGTTGGCTCCGAACATGTACTCGGCATATGCAACCCACGTTTCAGGCAATTCGTTTGCTTTTGGTTCAAAATCAAACCCATGAATAATGTTGTAATCCTTAACTGGTGTGAAGAAATTGTTAGTATTCACATTCAGTGTGTAGTTCTTAAAAGCGATGTAATCATCTTTAATCGAATCGTCAAACTTCCGAGACTTTTCAACTAGGTACGGTTTTACGTCTCGTTGTAATTCTCGTTTCTTTGGTGTCGAAATCTTCAATCTGTCACACAACGCTGTGATAGTAACATCTACCATATTGAAGACTTGCTTAACGGGTACTCGTTCCCAGAATGAGCCGTTCCAGATATACCCCCAGTCGTCTTTTACGGCGATATTATCTGATGCGATTAGCCACTCAGCGAATGAAATTACGGAAGTGATGACATATTTATAACCACCCTTTTCGGTAATTCTCAATTCCAGCCACTCGTAGTCTCCAATGAACTCGGTATTCATCAGCGGGTTGTTGTATTCGTCATCAGTCGAGAATGGAATTTGTATCCGATTGAAGTTCGCCACCGATGTAATTTGTAAATCACTCGCCATATTGCCTCCTCTAGCGCAACAGGCGCTTTGCTTTGCTTAGTATGTCTTTCTCTGGATTGTCTAACGTAGATGCTATGCCAGCGTTTTCGAATGCTGATAATAAATCAGTCTCATCAATCCCATTAAAAGCCTGTTTCAAAGCACCAAACACTTTAGTCAAACTATTGTCTCGCTCGCCTACAACAAACGTGATGCCGTGCTTTTGCGTATATCGCTCAATGAATGACGTTAGATTATCAACTGTCGGTTCTTCGTCGAACCCACCAAAACCAGTAGAATATGACTGCGTTTTAACTTTAGGGACGTATGGCGTTTGAATTTTGTATCGTTTGCGGTTCTCCATATCCCACGGCACAATCGTATCTTTCTTCTGCAACGGCAACCCCATTAATCGCCCGACTGTTTTAGAAGCTGTAATATCGGCACCGTAGTCTAGGACATTCAACCCTGCTCGCGCTAAGTTGATAACCACTTCTCGTACCGCTTCGTCTAAGTGATCAGGTTGAATTGGTTCTCCTAGTGGCAAGAATAATCTGGCGCCATTTTCGTGTTCACTTTCAATCGCGAATGATGATGGTGTCTTCCATAGATACGCTTCAACCTGACTGTTGATTAGCAAAGTATAAAATTCATTCTTTAGCTCGTCCCAAACTGGAACACGGTCTAAATCAAACGTTATTCCTTGTATATTAGCCACGTTAGCCTTTTTTCGGGTTAGACCGAATAATAAGTCGCTAGGCGTGAAATATTGCGCAGAGAACGTTTTAAACCCTTTTAAATCCAATATAGGCTCATGCACAACTGGTAGAGATTCGACATATTCGATAACGTCCAATTCATCTACGCAATCATAGTCGCCTATCATGCCTGATTTCATGAACGCATACATAGTTGACTAGAATCCTCCACCGAATGCATCTTGTTGTGGTTCTGGTGGCAATTGGTCATCAGTTGGGAATCCGTTACTACCTGATTGATTAGCGTTCTTAGGGTTAACAATTGAGTTATCGACTTGAGAACCATTTGCTTGCCACGTTTCAATGCCGTTAATCTCTGGGAAATAATTAACTGACTTCTTACCTGTCTTTGGATTAGTGCTCTCTGATCGTTTGAATTTGTTCACTGATACCGATACTTTCTTACCGACTAGCGCAGGAGAAATTGAATTAACGTCTGCAGATTGTCCTGGTTGTACAACACCAGTCACCGCAATCAATGCACCAATTTCACGGTAACGGAATGGTTGGTATCCTGTCATTTCTGAATCATCCATAAAGAAGTGATTGATAGTCGCCCCTTTGTATTGACCATCATCAACGACAAACTTGACGTCCATTTTATCTTCTCCGTTTTTAGCCTTACCTGTAGGCTTTGCATCTTCGATAGTTACGTTATATACACCACCAAATTCTAGTGTAGTTGCGCCTGAAAACTTGATGTCTGCTGGGTTAAATGTAAATGCCATGATTAATTACCTTCTTCTTTCGTTTCTGTTTGTGTAGTTTCGTCTTGTAGTAAATCTTCTAGTTTAAAATTTGTTCGTGTGTCTAAACGATTAGCGCCCCGGTTCCCTTTTTCTGGGTCGACATCAACCATCAATGTACCGTTTTCTTTGTAAATACGACCTTGCACATCAAACACCGCTGTAAATCGATTCAGTGCAGTGTCATTTAAGTCCGGCTTGTAAACACCTGGGATACCCGTTTCTTTTTCGTGAGCTGTTACCAATACGGGAATCCCCAATTTTCGCAAATCGTTCGCTAAATCGAAGAACCAATCTTGTAATTTATTCCAATTCATTTGCCCGCTCTTAGAGGCGTTTTCAATATTGTTGAATACCCAAGTTTGCAAAATGCTGACGTTGTCCAGCGCTACCAGCTTCACATCAGGATTAATATGCCTTTGACCATTTTCGTCCACGATATAAACCTTTTCTCGAATATCTTTGTAGACTTGGCGTTGGATTGTCTGTGCGTCACCAGAATCATATGCAGTCAAATCTACGTCATTGCTTCCAGCTAACGAACTAAAAGAGCCGTCAAACGATAGCACCACTTTTAATCCTGGAAATTGGCGGATGGTACGTGTCTTTTGTGTTCCTTTACCGCCGTACAGAAAATACATTCCACCTGTCTTAGGAATTGACCCCGGTCCATAATATTTAGGCATTAGTTCCACCTCACTGTTTTCACTTCCGTTTTAAGAACTACCTTGTCAATATCTTCCTCAACTCGTTGTCCAAACGCTTCTTTCAACTTAGTTGGACTTTTGATATCAAACGCATCCAAGCCATACTTTCGAAAAAAAGCTTCTTTGTTATTTTGCGAGTTGGGAATTTCTTTTTTTGTCGATACCTTCAAGGATGACTTCCACATTTCAGAACCGTTTTTCACACGCTCCTTGTATTCCTTAGATACTTCTTTAACCGGTTTCTCAAGGAACTTGAATGCGTAAGCCAGTTGTTCTAAATCTTCATCACTTAACTTCTTCAAGTGTTCTGCAGTGATGTCTTGAATAGGGTATGCTTGCCCCATTTCATCAATGACTCGTAGTTCGTTCATAACACCTTCACCTCCAAATCCAGTAACTGCGCCATAGATCGCGCTTGTGGTCGTGCGTTCTTAGTTAACAGATATTTCTCACCAACAACGTATACTTCATCACCAGCGTAGATAGCGTTACCGTCAATATCCATACCTAACAATTTCGGCACTGTTTCAGCTTGAAAGAATGTATTGTTGATGTACTCTTCTTCAGCGTTCATTCCACGTCCTCCCGTTCATCTTCTATTGTTGTATCTGGTTCTTCTCGTATTTCATCATCTGGACTGAGATGCTTGTGCCAGTCGATGATTTGCGCTTCTCTTTGCATGCTTATCCCCCTTAATAAATCTCAGGAAATTCTTGATGTTCCCAGACCGCAATTACAACCGCTGATACGTTCCAAAAACCATCGCCGTTAACAATGCGACACAATTCATTCCTATCTGCCGTCTTCCAATCTTCGTGCGGAAACACCTTGTTTTTCCCATCTCGGTATTGTTTCAACAGCCGTAAGCGTGCATTTCTGGGTTGTTCTCTAATTTTTGCAACAACATCGTCCTTAAATTGGCCCGGTGTCTTATCACCAACAAACATATGGATTCGCTCCATAACTCTTCCTTTCGTGCTACAATTAACAGGTAAAAATTAGTCACACGATTTTTTACCCGATAGCTCCTACGGTTGCAGCCGTATGGGCTATTTTTTATGCAACAAATTACTGATCCCATTTCCAATTGTTCCGCTAAAAATCAAGACGATTCCTAGCACAATGGATAAGCATGTATAGCTCACAGCTGTGCCTCCTTATTTTCGTTAACAATAAGTTGCTCCATCAATTTTCCCGCATACTCGTTGAAGATATTTCGGTCAATGCCGTACAACCCCTTTAAATCATTAACTTGTGAATCAGTTAGCTCGATATTCATCATTTCTTCCCTCCTTTACTTCCTTCGATACAAATAGCTACAAACAGTACAGTGATGATCACTGCGATAATAATTGCATCATAATTCATCGTTCACGCACCTTTCGTGCTAATGCATTCGCACCAGCCAGTAGTTCTGCTTCCGTCTTTGGCTTGTTTGTTAACCAATTAAATAGTTGTTTCATAACGTCTCCTTAGTAATTTGCTCCCTCCAAATATCGTTCAACTTCTCGTAAGTTAAACTCATTTGGTTCACGCTCTTTTACAACCCGCCGAAATCGTTCTCCTTTAGGTGAATTCATCCAAGCGCGGAAATAGTTAGGATGCTTTCCTAGCATTTGTGCCACTTGCTTTTTATTCAAGATTTCTGCACGCACTGTTAGACCTCCTCATTCAACGCCTTCAACTCTAGAATTTGTTGTTCAAATGACATATCGCTATCTAGAATTGCTTTTGCTTTAGTTCCGTATGTTTGTTTTGTCATGATTCGTTCTCCTTATAAGTAACTGCTTAACTTGCTGTTTCGTTCTTAATTCGGCGTCTTTCCGTCTGGTGATGATTTGACCACATTATTAGCCAAGGCGAATTGCAGGAAAGCCTCTGTTAGGTCTTTGATAGAGTTTCCAGTTTCGGCTGCTAGCGCTTTAATTTGTCCGTGTGTTTCAGCAGATACGAATACTGGGTTAAGTCCGTTTGATGTCTTGTTCTTTGCTTGAATTACTAATTTTTCTGTCATTGTTTTTTTCTCCTTACTTAACTAATTGAGACTTCTTAAATTCGATGTAATCTAATGATTGTTCCCAACGATCCTTATCCTTGTCATTCGCCATTAAGCCTTGACCTTGAATCATCTTTTTGACCAGCAGGCTCATGCTTTGCTTACTGATACCTAAATGCTTAGCGATGTCTTCTTGGATAAGCTCTGCGTTTGCTAATGCCTTTTCCCAATCCTTCTTGCGTGACATAAATTTGTCTCCTTTCGTGTATTTTTTGTACTAAGTCATTTGACTTTAATACTGTTTTAGTACTATAATTACACAGGTAAATAAGACGTAATAAAACGTCTACTTATCAACGACTTACGTCAGTGCTACCAACATCTCGTAAGTCGTTGTACTTTGTCGTGTAACTCAATCGCTTAACTTGGTACAACAAATAATATAATACACTTATAGTACCTAGTCAACAAAAATATAGTACTCTTTTAGTACTGAACATAAGGAACCGTTGATATGACTCTATTTGACCGTGTAAAAGAAATTTCAAAACAAAAAGGATACACGCTTGCTGAATTAGCTGAGCGAGCAGGTATTGGCGAAAAATCGATGTATACTTGGAAGCCATCTGCCAATTTTCCATATGGAGTAACGCCTAAGCGCGCAACATTAGAAAAAGTAGCTGATGCCTTAGGCGTATCAGTAGACTACCTATTAGGCAATACAGATGCACCTACTGTTAAGAACGTGGGAGGCGATAACAAACCCGTTGATATTGAAAAAGCTTTAGACAACGCTGTGGCTTATGGTGGAAAACCAATGACTGATAACGACCGGATGATTTTAAAAGGTCTTATAGAAGCTTATTTGAAGAATAAGGAGGGATAGCATGCGGGAATATCGTGAAA